ACGGAAAGCGGCGGGCTTTCGGGCTATGACGCGGGTAAGAAGGTCAAGGGCCGCAAGCGCCATATCGTGACGGACACCTGCGGCTTCCGGATCTTTCTCCTCGTTCATGCCGCCGACATCCAGGACCGTGATGGGGCGGTTGATGTTCTGGCGGCAATACGCAGGCGCTTTCCCTGGCTGCGCCACATCTTTGCTGATGGCGGCTATGCTGGCAACAAATTGCGATCCGCGCTCGCCTCCATGGGAAAATGGACGGTCGAAATCATCAGGCGGTCCGATACGGCGAAGGGCTTTCAGATCCTGCCGCGCCGCTGGGTGGTTGAACGGACATTCGCCTGGCTGGGACGGTGCAGGCGGCTCGCCAAAGATTGGGAAAAGTCCATTGCGTCCTCAACCGCATGGACATTGATTGCCTCGATCCGAATGCTCACACGACGGACTGCAAAGCATTGTCAGGGTTAAAGAACTTTCGAATCAGGCTCTTAGGTTTCGGATCAGTCATTACCCATCTCCTTTTGCATGACTTTCACACACGCATAAGAGTCGTCTGAAGTGTTACCGCATGATTGTCATGCGCCTGAGAGTTTACCTTCCGCTTCACCTATGCCGGTATATCAACACCATGCGCCACCTGATCCTCGCCGCCGTCCTGATCGGCACAATCCCAGCCGCCAACGCGGCCCCATCCTGCCCCGGCGACACAGTGGTGTGGGTCAACCAGAACACTGGCGTCTACCACCTGCCGGGTGATCGCTGGTATGGGCACACGAAACATGGCGCGTATGAGTGCGAGAGGCAGGCAGAAGCCGATGGTGCCCACCGTTCTGGCGTGCGTGGGGCACAACACAAGACCGAAACTGCTCGGCACCGAAAGCAGGGCAGGGCGTCCAACACCATCGAGGACCAGGTAGATAACGCCAAACCTACCAGCAGCGTCGATAACCCTTTCTGATTTCGCCCTTGTACTTTTTCCAGTAATATGCATTATTCAGGACATCATGCCCTGAATACGACCACCAAGCCGCCCGTCCGAGGCGGCTTTTTTGTTGGATTTCCCATGTCCCTGTCGCTCATGAACGCCGAAACCGCCATCGGTTCGATCGGGCGGCTGTGGGCATCTGCGCCCGTTACCATCGGCAGCCTGACGCTAACTGGCATGGAAGTGCCGAACCTGATCCGCGATGGCGGCGAACAGCAGTTGGCCGTCCACAAACTGCCCGGTGGCGGAAAGATCATCGACGCGGTGGGCAACGACCCCGACCGGCTGGAACTGTCGGGCACGTTTGTCGGCCCGACTGCGTATGAGCGCGCGTTGCTGCTCAAATCTATGCGCGTTGCCGGACAACCGGTGCAGTTCACTGGTGCGGGCCTGTCACTTCTGGTCAAGATTGTCCAGTATTCATACGATTTCCAGCAGAAGGGCATCGTCATACCCTACCGGCTGGTGCTGGAACAGCCACCGCAGACCGGCGCGACGGCTTCTGGTAATTCATCCGCCCTGTCCGCCCTGATCGGGTCTGATGCGGCTTCTGTCGTTTCATCCATCACCGGTGCCGTGAGTGATGTAGCCACCATTACAGGCAATATCGCGGGCCAGTTATCCACGGTTGTGGGGCAGGTGACGCCGATTGCCGACATGGTTGGCGCTGGCGGCCTGTTTGCTGGCGTGCAGGATAATCTGTCGGTGGTCGGCGGCCTGTCTGGCGCGGGCGTCAATCTGGCCTCGACCCCGGAAAGTGCTGCAAGGCTGCTGACCGGCCTGGAAGCAGCTGGCACTGGCCTGACAACTGGTATCAGCCAGACAGGCGCGAACCTTGAGGGGGTGAGCCTGAACGGCGCGGCTGGTCTATCCACCCTGACCCAGAATGCGGAGTTGCACAGCGCATCGGTCACGTCCGGCGCACTGGTCAATCGCGCCTATGCGAACACCCTGACAGCCACGGACGGCACCCAGAACGGGCCGCTAGTTACGGCGCAATAGGATCATCATGGCAACCACGATCAAGGTAACGGCAGCGGACATGTCGCTGTATCACGTTGCGGCGGCGCAGCTTGGGGATGCAACGCAGTGGTGGCGGATTGCGCAATTGAACGGTCTGACGGATCCCGATCTGTCCAACTTCCTGACGCCAGTTCAGATCATCCTGCCGACCGTTGATGCATCACTGGCGAGCGGCGTGCCTGGGGTGTCGGCATGAGCGAGACAATCAGCGTTACGGCGCACCGCAAGCAGCCGATATGGCGCGTGCCGCGCGCCCGGCTTCTGGTCAACGGAGCTGAAACCACCGTCACCTTGCTGGAAGAATTCACGCTTACCCGCACCCGATACAGCCGGGCCGATACACTGGATATGACGCTGGCGCTGGACCGTACCCAGATCGCCACGGGCGGCCTATGGTTTGATCTGGCGGCATCATCGAGCGGATCCGCGCTTCCTGATATCGACATCACCTTGCAGATGCGCGACGAAGCCCGGACCGGCGCACAGTGGACGACCATGTTCCAGGGCATCGTGGATCATGTCGAATGGTCCACGGCAGAAACGTCCGTACACATCCAGTGCCGCGACTACCTGGCCAAGCTGCTGGATATGCGCGTGTTGTCGGGCTGGATGAACATGACCGGCGCGGATGTGGTCAAGGCAATGATCGCCGATGCGGGCCTGACGCCCAACGTAACCATGACCGATGGTATGGTGGGCCAGTTCTGGCAGGTCGAACACAAACGGAAGTCCGCCAGCAGCCACAGTCGGTTTCAGACTGCGTTTGACCTCGCCAGCTATCTGGCGAACATGACCGGCAGCGACCTGTATGCGGATGGGAAAACTATTGTCTGCGCGCCGTATCCGACTGCCGACAAGAGCAACACCCACACGCTGGATTATAGCGACACCGGCCCGCTCAATCCGATCCAGATGGGGGCAAGTGGCCTGCGCTTTACGAGGGATTACCAGATCGGAAAGGGCGTCGTGGTCCACGTCACGGCATGGGACAGCCGCCAGCGCAACCGGGTGGAGTATTACTGGTCTGTGGAGGGCGGATCGACCAAGAAAGCGGAAAGCACTGGTAACGTTCACAGCTTCACGTTGCCGGGCGCTCGCCTTGATCTGGTGCAGCAGTATGCCCAGCAGAAATATAACGAAATCGTGGCGCATGAGCGCGTCATCAGTGGCCAGATACCAGGCCGCATCACGCTGGCCCCGCGCCAGTTCATGCAGATCACCGGCACTGGCACGACATGGGATGGCACGCTTGATGTGGACGCGGTCAGTAGCCGCTTTTCGTGGTCTGGCGGATTCACACAGCAGATTACCTTACGCAACCGCGATGTGACGAAGGACGAAGATAATGGCTGACATGCGCATGGTGGGTTCCAACATCGCGAATGCGCAGGCGCAACCGGAGTTTGGCATCGTCAGCGCGGTAGACCCGGTAAACCATGCCGTGAAGGTCATGACCCAGCCGTCAGACATCGAAAGCGGCTGGCTGCCCTGGGCCGCCATGCAGGTCGGCAGCCTGCGCATCGCCTGCCCGCCCGATATCGGCACGCATGTGCTGGTCGTGCATGTGGAGGCGGACGCGGAACACGGCGTGGCCGTCATGCCGGTGTATGACGCGGTGGTCATGCCGCCCGCATCCCCCGCCACCGGCAGTCCGGCACAGCCCGGCGAGATGCTGATCATGGCCGGGTGCGGCGCGCCGCCGGGCAATGGCGAAACCACGCCGGGAAACGCCACGCAGAACGCCCCGTGGTGGCATATCACGAAAGACACGATCTACAGCGGGGCCGGGAACGCCACGGAAACCCTGACCAATGGCGGCAAGGCGTGGAAGGTCGGCGGCGTGGCCATGACGCTGGATGGTAACGGCCTGTCCGTCACTGGCGGCCCCATCGCCACGGATAAGGACATGACCGCGCAGGGCACCGTGACGGGCCAGAAGGACGTGATCGCGAACGGCACGTCCGGCCACAGCCACACCCACCCGGTCACCGATGCGCCAGGCACCACGGGCGCGCCGTCATGAGCGCGCTGTCCCATACCATGGGCGGTGACCTTGACCTGTCGGGCACCGGTGGTGTTGCCGTGGTGACGGGCGCGGACCAGACTCGGCAGGCGCTGCTGCGCCGACTGTGCACCAATGCGGGCGCGTATATCTGGCAGCCCGATTACGGCGCGGGCCTGCCCGCCCGGGTCGGCACGGTGATGGATGAAGCGGGCATCCGCGCCCTTGTGCTGCAACAGATGCAGGCAGAGGCCGGTGTGGACCAGACCCAACCCATCACGGTCACGATCACCAGCCCGAAAACCGGGGCTTATCTTCTGTCCATATCCTACACCGATGCCACCACCGGCGCGGTGCAGGAACTGACACTGAGCACCTAAATACTGTTCAGGCTTTCTCGCTTGCCTCCAAGCCTTTTGCGATCAGGCGGCGGATGGCTTCGGCCTCTGACGGCAGGCGGTTAGCAAACCGATAGTCAGCAATCGCCTGTGCCATTTCCTTTGGCATTGATACCAACTTCTGGGTCGTTTTTTCTCGGTTGATGGCCATGAGGGTTAGATAACCTATAAAACCTGTTGCGCGCAAGGTTTGTATGGTTATATAACCAACGGGCGGCAACGGAAGGTGAGATTTCCGAAACCGCCCTAACCACACCGAAACGGAGCTTCGGACATGGCTGATACTGCCAATAGCATGACTCTCATCACTCCTTCTATGGTTGAGGGTGAACTCCGCATCCTTGATACTGATCTGGCCACGCGCCTCGGGTTTGCAGATCCTCGCATGGTCCGCAAATTGATCGTCCGTCACGGCGGCGCGCTTCGCGCCCTTGGAGTTGTTTCCACGGTGGAAATAACCTCTGGTGCCAAGGGCGGACGCCCCGGAACCGCATATTACCTCAACCGCAAACAGGCCATCTTCATCACGGCTAAATCCGAGACAGCGACAGCAACCGATATCACGATTGAAATCATTGAGTGTCTGACCGAAAATGAGTTGAGTGATTTCAGCGGGTTATGATTCATGGGTTTGCAAGAACCTGATGAGATCAAGATGGCCTGGACTGAAATCACCCGAGCGCAGTATCAAAGGGACGACCTGGAATATGCAAGCGACCTGCGCGATGCGGAGTGGGCGCTGATTGCGCCGCTGATGCCCGAGAAGAAACGGCTGGGCAGACCACGACGTACGGATTTGCGCCGGGTCATGGAGGCGATCCTCTATATCGTCACGACCGGCTGCCAATGGCGGCAGTTGCCCCGGCACTTTCCGGCCTTCACGACCGTACAGGGCTATTTCTACCGTTGGATCTGCGAGGGAAGATGGGAAGCCATGAACCATATTCTCGTGATCCTGTCGCGTGAGCA